CCAACGTCCCCGTTGCATTCGAACGGAACTTGCCGCTGATGCGGTTTGGCTTCATTCTGTATTCTGCCCATGCTTCCTGATAACCAAATGCCTGTTCATCAGTGCTTGTACCAGTGAGATACAGCTCCTTTTTCAGAATGGCCTGCTCGCCCAGATTTGCGAAGACGGGATAATAAAAATCCAGATTAGTCTTGCGGCTCCACATGCGCTCCAGGCCTTGCTGGTAGGTATGTTCATGCCGGATGCAGCACACGCCGATAACATAGCCGTGCTCTTCGAAGCTCTTTGTGAACATGCTTCCATTGAATGGCGTAACACTGATTGCCGCTGTGTTGCCCTGCGGACTTTCTTGCGTCGTGCCGCTGGTCTGAATGACCTGACTCATGTTGATGGTAATGCGCGTGCCACCCAGATATTCTGGGATTTGTACCGTCTTATCGCTGATTTTGGTGTGGAACAGCGAATAAATCATCTCGCGGTAACGGCTGCCGCCGCGTGCCAGCTGCTCGTAGTATTTCTGGACTTGGAATGCCTGTCGTAATTGATTGACGGTTGCGGCTGATACGTTATCCATCCTTGCGCCTAAGTATACTGGAACGTTTTGGGGGTTGTACCCTACAGCTCCAAGCGGTTTGTTCTGGTTTTCTATATTCTTGATTGCCGACGGGGCGCTTATCTCTTTTCTTCCGTAGTCTTTGTATCCGAATATTGGGGCGTTTCCCTCTAATGTGAGGCTCACGGATTGGCCTTTCTGAGGGGAAGGCAAAGCCGATGTGAAGTAGTCGTGGTACTTATTTACCGGCAGCGGCCTGCCGCCCGTGTATGCGTTTTTGAGGATATATTCGATGTCAGGCGTTGCTGCGTCCATGCCCTTGGTCTCATCGTCCGTATAGCTTACGGTTGCGTCCTCGGTGCTGTTGATGGCCGGATTGTCTACGTTCTGGTCTCGGAACCACTCCTGCCAAATCATGGCGTATGCCCGGAACGGCAGTGCGTTAACGCTGAATTTTGTAGCATCTCCTTTGCTTACCTTTGTCGGGATGCCCATGTAGTCCATGATGCTCCCTTCATAAGGTGCTGGCTTTTCTTCTGTTCCGGTTACAGTCACTTGTGGAATGTAGTAGTTGTTTGTTTGCGCCCACGGTCCGGAGTCGTTTTCGCCCATAAACCGTTTGAAATGATCCCAGACGATGCGGCAAGGTACGCTGAAGTAGTAAATATCCATATGGCAGTTGTCCATAACCGGGAAGATAGGAGTTGTCATACGGATAATTGCCGCTTGGTCAATGCTGAAGGTATCACCCGGGAGCACTTCGTCCACGTAAAACGGAATGAGCTGGCCTGCGTTCAACGTCAGCTTGACATCCTGCCGTCGTTTAAAGCGACTTCGCGTAATGTCCAGCCGCGGCACCTGGTTGAAACCCGCATCTTTGTTTCTGTTCATTCGGTTGCTTCCTCCTTCTTAGGTTCTTCAGACTGTTGCTCCTGATAGATGCCCAGATTTTTTGCCCAGTCGACAGTGCCGAAGCTTGCCACAAATTTATCAACGTCATTGTCAAACTTGAGTTTGATTTCCTTTGGGATTTCATCCCAAATCTGTTCAGCTCGGAGCATGATATTTTGAATCTCCATTAGATTCTCCGGCATCTCGGTTGCGTCCTGAAGCCCGCCTCCCATGTCCGGAATTAGTCTTGCCGCAAGGTCAGGGTCGATGGATGCTCGTCTGATGATGTTTTCCAGCTTGGTCTCTTCTAGGTAGCTGTCGATTTCTGCCTGCTGGTCAATGGTCTGGTCAAGCGTCAGGGTTTTTTCGCCTTTTTCGTTGTATTCCCAAAGGTATGTGCGTCTCACGGTCTCTCCGGCCTCGGTAGGTTTTGCCGTTGCGGTCTCTCTGAAATTACTCACTGAACGATACGCCATCGAAGATATGCTCCTTTCCGTTCTCAAACAGGCCCGTTTTCTCGTCAAACTTTGCCAGGCGCACTAACCGATAGTCGCTCGGGGTCTTGCTCATGATGTTTTTTTCGTCGGTCAGTGCGATTTTGAAATTGCGTTCGGCCACCTTGTCTTCACGTTCGGTAAAGATGGCGATATAACCCATCACGCATTTATCGAAAATTCCGTATACGTTCATATTGTTGTTCTCCTTATTTGAACCAGTCTTTGATGATGTTGATTGCGTTAATGACGAGGTAAAAACCCGCCGCGAGAAATGCCATGGTCATGCTTGCGAATACAGCGCTCACAGGCGGATGCCCCCTCTCATCGCTCCGCTTCCCAGGTTGATGGCCTTGGTTTTGCGTGCGGTCTTGTTGTAGATTTTTGCGTCTTTCGACTTGCGTACTTTACTCCTCTTTGCCATGGTTGATGTCCCTCCTGAGGATTTCCACCTCAATGTCGTTTGCAGCTGCTTTCTTTCGGAACACAAGGTCAACGTAATATTTTGCGTCTTCGATTGTTGCGGCCTTTCTGAGCATTGCATATGCGGCGTCTATTGCCTTGTAGGTTTTCGTCAACTCCCGCATAAGGTTCTCGTCGGTCTGGTCTCTTACGTTCCATGTCTTTTTCTCCATGGTTTACACCTCCGGCTGGTTGTCCGTTACTGCGTGGTAAATCTTGTCCAGCATGGCCAAGATTTTGCGGATGTTGTTAAACAGCGCATTGATTTCTTTGAAGGTCAGAGCGGTTCACCTCTTTCGTAAAATTATTTTTGTAAAAATGGAATTTGTTAAACGCACTCCTGAGCTGTTTAACTGCCTTTAGTATATAAAAAAAAAAGAGGCTCGTCAAGCCTCTTTTGTGCATTTTCCCCAATCGAACTTTTGTAATTTGTCAATAGTTTTTTGCAATTTAATTTAAAAGGTCATGCGCTAGGCGCGGTGCGCCGTGCGAAGAGCATGACGTAACTTTCCGGCCAGCTACCGAACTGCCTCTAATTGCGTTTTCAACACTTTCAACACTTTCAACAGGTTTTCCACAAAAAGTTGCACAAATGGTTTTGTGCATATTGCTACACTTTCAACAATTCAACAATTTTTCCACAAAAGTTTCAACATTAAAATTAACCATAAAATATCGTTCCTTTGATAGATTTTTATAGTATTCAACTTTTCAACATTCCCTACTACTACGACTACAACAAGTAAATAATAATATAATAAAAATCGTGCGTGCATGTGCGCGATTACGTGCGCGTGCGCGCGCGTCTTGATAAAACTAAAAAACACTCAGCCAAGTATATATACTTGATAGTTACTTGGCTGAGTGACACCAGAGCTAAAAAACGCCCTTTGCTTTGGACATCTTCTTCTTCATGATTGCTTCTTTATCGGCCAGTTGTTCGGCATACCGTTTGTCAGTTTCCATGTTTCTTTCGATTAGGGACGCGATAGCTTTTCCTTGTCGATACTTCTTGATTCTCCACGCTTTTTCAGGATTTTCAGCTTCCAGTTTTCGCCAATAATATTCTGGAATGGCTGCTCTCTTGCCGTTTGTCAGCTGGATGTATCCAAGTTGCCATAGTCTTTCTTGATTCTTTTGAAACCATTCGTCTCCGAGTCCTGGTTTTCGGCTCATTATGCAAAACGGCGGTATGAGTCCCATTTTCTTGTATCTGTCTCTGTCGTTTCCGTATAGCTTTTTGGTTACATACCCAGCTACGTAGTTATACGTTTCTGGCGTTGCTTGAGCTATGTCAACTGCCCCTTGTCCCCAGACTTTGACCAGTTTATCGCTCGTGTAGTGTCCAAACTTTGACAGCCTGTGAATTGGCTTTAGGTCGTCTGGATGCCATCCGTACAGTATCATGTGATAGTGTGGTCTTGATGTGTTGTCTCCATACTCTCCTGCCAGAAAGTATCTGAGAGGCTCGTTGACGGCCTTTCTAAGCCTTTTCATGAACAACTGGACATCCTCCACGCTTAAAGTTTGCACCGTTCTGGGACGCTCTGAGGCGTCTCTCCATACATTCACGCCTCCCTTGAAGATTTCCCCTGTTTCCGTGTCCTGTGTTGGCACATGGTCGTCATCATAGGTCAGTGTGATGAACCAGATGCTTTCCTTGTTGTGGCCGTATGCTTCCAGCTCCATTCGTGTTGCCCAGTCTTTTCGTTTGCGTAGTTTGCATCCTGTGCATTGTCCACACGGTATCATCATTACATCTTTGCGATACATCAGATCTTCATAGTTCATTTTGGTTTTATGAATCTTGTTAAAAGAAGCGAGTGAGTACACTCGCCCACTCGCCTCTCTGTCATGAGGCACATAAAACCGGATTAACGGTTTGTTGCACCCCATTATTTAAATTTGCCTCCTTTGCTTCCTCCAAAGCCGTCTTTGTCTTTCGTTGAACCGTCTTTGGAATTGTCGTTTGTAAGGCTTCCCAGCTGGCCCAGAACGTTTTCGAACGCCTTTAACGCTTTGTCTGCGCTTGTGTGTGACCAGCTTGTAGCGTCTCCAACTGCTTGTGCTGCGTTGTACCAGTTGCTTTCGCTTTTGCTCCATGTGTTGTTGTGGTTCTGGCTTACTCCGAGAGCGCTTGCATTTGCTGCACTGCTGCTTGCGAGACCCATGCTTGCCCCGCTGATAGTGGCTTGTGCGCCTCCTGGCGTGCTTGCTCCGCCCTGTTGGTATGCTAAGATAGGGTTGATGCCAGCTTTTTTCATGTCTTCTACAGCCCGCTGATAAGCTGTATTGCTCATTTGCTCTTGCCAAGCTCTGTTTTTGGCTGCTTCTGCGCTGTTGTAGGACATTGCTGCGTTGTTGCTTATTTGGTTATATACACCCTGAGTGATTGCCGCCATGGTGTTATAGCCCATTTGCTCGAACATGCTCCGACGGTTAAACTTCTGCTGGCTTTGCATATTGCTTTGAATTGCCCCTAGCATACTGGACCAGTCTTGCAGGTTCTGTTCTCGGTTTACGCCGCTGGCGGCGCTGCTGTAGCCGCCTCCTTGGCTTGAACTTTCGTTGTGCTGGCTGCTCCCTCCATTGCTTTCCATCAGATTTCCGCCCAGGAACTTGTTTATGAGTCCTCCGGCGATTGTTGGGAGTAGTTGTTTGCCGATTCCGAGTAGTGCGCTGCCGATTGCTGCTAACGCCATAATAAAATAGCCCGGGGTATTGTCCCGGGCTTTCCCCCTTTCGTCAGCTGAGGCTTCAGCTGATACTCTCAGCTGAGGATTCTTATTTTTGTCGTTGTTACGTTATATTATTGTTATTCTAGGATAACAATAACGAAAAACTTTAGTGATGGCCCACGAGACCCGGGACGCTGTACATAGGCATAGGTCTCACAGATGTATTGTCTATGACGGTATCCATGATAAACTGCGGCTCGTTATCCATGGCCAGAGTTCTCTGAATTTCGGAGTCTCCTTCTTTCATCCATGCCTGGCTCAGATTCGGAGTCTCTTTGTAGTTGTCGCCGTAGTGCCAGCTGTCCAACGTCCCCGTTGCATTCGAACGGAACTTGCCGCTGATGCGGTTTGGCTTCATCCGGTATTCTGCCCAAGCCTCTTGATAACCAAAAGCCTCTTCGTCAGTGCTCTTACCAGTGAGATACAGCTCTTTCTTCAGAATAGCTTGTTCTCCCAGGTTTGCAAAGACCGGATAATAGAAATCCAGATTGGTTTTGCGGCTCCACATGCGCTCCAAGCCCTGCTGGTAGGTATGGTCATGCCGGATGCAGCACACTCCGATAACATAGCCGTGCTCTTCGAAGCTCTTCGTGAATATGCTGCCATTGAATGGCGTAACGCTTATTGCCGCTGCGTTGCCCTGCGGACTTTCTTGCGTTGTACCACTGGTCTGGATGACCTGACTCATGTTGATGGTGATGCGCTTGCCACCCAGATATTCCGGGATTTGTACCGTCTTATCGCTGATTCTGGTGTGGAACAGCGAATAAATCATCTCGCGGTAACGGCTGCCTCCGCGTGCCAGCTGCTCGTAGTATTTCTGGACTTGGAATGCTTGTCGCAGCTGATTGATGGTTGCAGATGTTGCACTTGACAG